ATGCGCTTACCCATTCAAGATTTTCAACACGATTATCAAATTTTTTTCCATTGATATGGTTAACGCAATATCTATTAAATGGATTTGGAATAAAAGTTAATGCAACGGCTCTATGAATTGGCATATCATGAGATATACTATTAGCTGTTAAAGAAGCGGCTAAGTAACTTCTGCGTTCACGAGTAGATAATAGTTGATGGTTTTTATTTTTAATCCGACCCATATTTGAAACTTTATATAAAGTTTCAAATCCAACTAACGGCAACCAAATCTCATTTGGTAAATCTTCAATAGGAATCCATTTTTTGGGTTTTGTCATAATTCGCAAGTAAATAACAAAGGCTAATCGGCCGTTCCCCGCTTGCGATCGAGTACTAAGCCAATTAGCCCTTAAATGTTTTTTTTAATTATCAAACTTCCTCGCAAGTCATTTGATATGTGAATATACTTATAAAAATTAAATTATTTGTGGTTCAATCAAATCATTTTCAATTCTTTTTAATAATTCTAACTTTTTTTCTTCGCTCCACCCATTTTCATCGCCTGTTATATAATCTAATGGATGATACGTCGTCCATATTGTAGGTTCTATAATTAGAAGCAATCGTCTTGTTCCTGCTATAGTAACACCTAAATATGGCGCTTCGACAATACCTAAAAAATCATCAGCTTTATTATAAATAGCACATTTACCTAAACTAATATTAAATGGATGTGTTGACTTATGAATTTTACTAACAATACACGTCTGAACTTCTTCTCCTTTACTATTTTTCGTCCATGCCTCCATAAAAATTTGACGAGTATAAAGATTCGGCGTAAAAATGTGTTTTAATGGGCATGGAACAGGTTCAAGAGCCCCTAATTCGGCCTGTATTTTGTCGATTGCCTCATCGGGCGAAAGTATAACTTTATCCATATTATGTCAAATATAATCAATTACCTAGCCCCAATCGGACTATGCTTACTAACTACATTAATAGTATACAATAATAAAGGAACATTCGATGTACTTATCATAGAAACAATAATATAATTACCACGCAATACATCTCCATTAAGCAACCCATCAGGGCTATTCGCATCCCGTAATAGGTTTGCTGAGTATATCCCTTCAACATCCTGTACATTTACAGAACTAACCCCATCAGATAGGTAGTCTTTAATAAAGTCAACCTGACTAAGTTCGCTAATCTGCCCTAAACTTGTCTGTATTCCTTCTGAAGTCGTTATCATAAGTTCATTAGATTGCACACTTATAGATTGGAATTGCTTTGGTATAGTAGGATTTGGCGCATCTACAAATTGCAAAATAGATTGATATTGTGTCCCGTAGAAGTTATTCCTATCATCAGCACCACTTTCATGAACATATATCTGCCCCTGATTAGCAGTATATACCTTTGTATTCAATGCCCCGCCAATATCAGGAACAAATGTATAAAACGATACCCATTTATTAGTTTTCTGACTAAATGAAATAGAATTTTGCTGTGTATTGCTAATTGGCTGCGTTTGCACTACTTGTATATTAAGCAATTCAATAGTGCAGTTAGCATTTGAGTAAAAATAAGCAGTCGTGTTAGTGGCTGTAAATGAAGCTATAACAAATCCTGATGTCGTAATGGATGATCCCGCTGCACCTCCAAATACCAATTGCACATACCCTCCGCTAATTGAATCAACCTTATATGCAACTTCATAAGTTTGCCCGATCACAATAGCAAATCCAGTCATGCGTAAATTACCTGCATTGCAACTCGAATGCGTTGCTGAAAGTCCATTAATAGTCCATCCTGTATCAATAGATGCCTGATTTACTATATCGACACTTATAGGTGTGTTTTCAATCGCTGAGTAACTCATATCTTATACACTAACTGTTATTGTTTGACTGGAAACATTGTAGACAAATTTGATAATTTCAGCCCCTACTCCAATTCCATAAGTCCCATTTGCACCTGCTACAACTGCATAACCGCTATAAGGAGTTGATGCTAATATAGTACCGCTAACGGTTGGTAAATATGACCCTGGCGAACCTCCCATAATCATTTGACTATCCGCACCCGACCTATTTACATAAGACCCTCTAATTGTTCCAGAGGCCGTATCTCTACCTGCTACAATAAATGTAAACGTAGGTTCAGCAGGGTAGTTAGCTATGAGTTTTTGAATATTAAATTCAAATCTACGTGTTGGTTGTGGTGGGTTAATATCACTTGCCAATGCCCACGCATTTGCTGCATCTGTACTACCTATTGGATAGAAGTTATTCCCTGTATAAACAGGTTGTTGATATGGTATTGTTGCCCCTGGTGTTGCTACATAGGCATAAGCATTGATAGTTGTCGTATCAAATATGTCTATCACCAATATGCCTGTTGCGCCTGCTACTCCTAACGTAGTTACTTGAAATGCTGCTGATTTATCTTGAATAGTCAATGTACAAGATGTAATCGTACTGTTGCTTGCTGATGATACACACTCTACAGTTATACTATCACCAACAGATGTTACACCCGGAGATGAAGTATATGAGCCGCCATTGATGCTATATGAACCGCCTGTTATGCTTATTGGATATGTGCCGATATTTACCCCGCTAACTGTTATAGGTGCTGAAATAATAGTAGTACTTAAGGCTGCGTTATTTGCAGGAACAAAGTTAAACGCATTTACATATTCTGTTGTTACGGTAAATGTTCCCGATGTTGTCCCAATTGTCAAAACTGCATTTACCGCTGTTTGGAATGCACTTGATGAAGTAACCCTGACAGTAACTACATCACCTGCATTGACTGTGCCTGCGCTTGCAGTAAATGTACCGCCATTGACATTATACGTGCCACCTGTAATGCTAATTGGTACAGGAAGCGTATTCCCTGCTACCGTGATACTATTAGAAGTGAATGCAGTAGAAATGGGACGGCCTGTTAACGGAGTAAATACAAATGGAGAAACTGTCGTGCTGCCTGTGGTAACTTTGAATACACCAGTTGTTGTACTTATGGTTAATGTTACATCCGTTTCAGTGCTTCCGCTTGCTGATGAGGTTTGCTCCACAATAACAGTATCGTTTGGGTTTACAGTACCGCTTGCAGATGTAAATGCACCACCATTAATACTGTATTGACCACCACTTGAAATACTGATGGGTACAGCGACATTATTACCAAAAACAAGTATCGAATTAGATTGCAATAGTGTACTTTCTGGTTGATTGGTAAGAGGGGTGAAATTAAAGTTATTTACCGTTGTAGTTCCTGTTGACCAGTTCAAACAAATATTCTTAGTTACGCTGCCACCATTTGCATTAAATGTTACCGTACCTACATTATTGCCAATAAAACCAGTTGTAGGAGTATACACAGCAATTCCGGTAGTAGAATTATATGAAACTGTTGAATTAGTTGTATTGCCAATAGTAGTTACATCAGTTGGCGCAATTGTATATGGGTCAAACACATTCCAGTTAATGGCATTAAAAGGAAGCGATATAAGCGTATTACCCGGCAATTGGATAGTTAGTATGTATTCATTATTAAAAGTGTCGTAATAGCCCGTAATCTTATATCCATTGGCAAATGCTGATTGTAAAGTGGAACGAAAGAACTTAGTCATTTTGCCACTAATGGGTTCAACCCCATTAACACGCAACTGCATAGGCTCACTACGCTGCGGTGATATGAAATACCCTAAATCTTCATATGATGCAAAACTTTCCTTTGCTGTGCCTATTCCTATTCCTTTTGCCTCATACCGCCCATTATTTAATAACTTCTCCGATATAGCAAGTCCAGTTAACTGTTCATTCAATACTTGCCATGCATAATTTACAGGGATATAAAACCAGTTAAATTCCTGACCTACGCAAAGGATATTCCCTCGCTGCCAAAGTATCTGTATAGCGCCTTTTGATGAGCTTGTCTGCCCGTTACCATCCCCATATATATCGGCAGCATAAAATCGATTTAACCCATTCTGCCGTGAACCTGATATATAGGTCTGCGAAATAGCAATGGTAGCTTTTTGCTCCGTTTGTTCAAGTATATCAAAAAATGAGCGTGGGCGCCCATACGATGTATATTGCGATGGGTAAAAATCAGAGAAGTTAAAATCAGTTGCTACTATTGAATATGCTACGGTGGGGTCAATAGCACCATAATAAGAACGGGATTTAACATATACATCACCGTCTGTAATAAATCCTTGTAACGTATCGTGTACACCTCCTGTTATTAAAAATCGCTCCCCTATTTCATACCAAACAGTATCATTTTCAGTTGTCGTAGTGGTACTTGTTGTGCTTTGTGTGTTTGGCGAATAAAGTCGTAGAAATATATTTTTCCCT